GTGGTTCAACCTAAGCATTTTAAAAATTCCACCGTTAGGGATGTGATAAAAATATGTTACAACTTTTTTGATGTAACAAATTCTGCACCCAAAGATCATCTGCATGATGAATTAGTTATTGCTCTTGGAAGTAAGAAGACGGAACAGAAAGAATTTGTTTTAACTTATCTTGAAAAAATACAAAAAATAGCAGCTCCCAATAAAGAATATGTTTTATCTCGTATTAACAAGTATGTTCAAGCTATAGAATTTGAAGATGCGGCTGTAAAATTTATTGATATAGCCAGCAAAGGAAACTTTGAGCAAGCTCGGGAACTTATGCAGCGAGCTCTTAAGATAGGCATTACTCAAGAGGATACAGGCATAGAATATTTTGATGCGGTATGCCCGACGTATCTTACAGAAGAAAAAGAATCCGGATTCTTAATGCCTTTAGGTTTAAGCATTTTGGATGAAAGATTACCTAGAGGAATTAGAAGAACAGATTTTGTGTGCATCTTAGGAGGATTTAAGGGTAAAAAGTCCTGGTCGTGTATCAATTTAGGGGAGGTGGCTTTATTCCACGGATTAAAAGTAGTGCATATTACTCATGAGCTTTCCGGTGAAGATACCGAAATGCGATATGATATGGCTATAAACCAACTGTGTAGTGATCCTCCTAGTGGTGGGGACGGAAGACCAGTTGTTACTTTTGAAGAATATGATGATGCTGGTTCACGAATAGATACTTGGGAACAGAGGGTGGATACTGTTCATAATATTCCTTTGGTTATGAAAGGAAGGAAGAATTTAGCAGTACACGGCGGGAATCTTATCATAAAGAAATATCCTATGGGCAGATGTACTATGGGAGAAATCAATAGATATTTAGATTATCTAATAACCTATAAAGGGTTTATGCCGGATATAGTTATCAATGATTATGTTGAGAAAATGTTTATACCAGATGGTGCAAAAAGACATGATGTTATTAACGATATGTATTTGGAAAGCAAAGGAATTGCGGATGAACGAAAATTAGGTATGATCACTGTTAGCCAGGTAAATAGGGCAGCTCTACAAAAGGCAGTTATGGAACAGGGAGATACGGCGGAGGATATTCGTAAGGTTGGGAATGTTGACCTCATGCTGGCTATTTCACAAAGCAAAGCTCAAAGAAGAGCAAACATTATGCAGGCTTGGGTTTTAGCAAATAGACACGGCGAGCAATTCTTCGGATGTGCTTTTAATTCAAATCTTAAAGTTGGGCAATTAGTTATGGATTGTTGGCCTATTCGTAGAGAAAGTTGGGGCGGAGAAGCAATGTAATGAATGAAAAAATATGGAGGAGAAACAATGAGAGCATTACGTAATCTATCGTCAGTAAGTTCAAAGTATGTTGAAGATTCACCTCTTCCTTTTCAAGTAGTGGCCATACGAAAAGATGGATCAGTGATAGAGGCAGGCGGGAAACTTCTCAGGACGGCTGTAATTGCCCTTATGGCGATGCTAACTAATGAGCGGGTACCTAAAACAATACTCAATCAGTTACTAACTATTGAGGATAGAGTGGATCCTAAAATATTTGAGGTGCTGTAAAATTGGTTGAATTCAATTATAAATCCTTAACGAAGGAAGAATTATCTAAAATTTTTAATGGCACCCTATCGTTCAAGCTTGCTCCTATGTGGCATCAATTAGTCTCTCTCGCTTTTGCTGCAGACCACGACCGAGTGGCTTTTTGGCACGGCGTAGGAACAGGAAAAACTCTTCTCTCTTTGTGGACAACACAACTTTGGGAAAGCAAAAAAATATTAGTGGTATGTCCTTCTTCCGCTTTTAATGCTTGGGAAAGGGATATAACTAAATATACTAATTTTTCTTATGAATTTTTAACTGGTTCTGGTAGAGAAAGGAAAACTAAACTTCGTAAAAATCCAGATGTAGCAGTAATAAATTATGAAGGTTTGAAAACGCTTTATTGCAATTTGAAAAAAGGAATGGGTTGGAAAATACAGTATAATTCTTTTATTCATAACTTTGATTGTCTTATTCTAGATGAAGTTCATAGGTGTAAAGCATATAATTCTCTTCAGAGTAATATATGCTATATTCTTTCTAAGAAAGCTAAACATGTGATTGGGTTAACGGGAACAGCTTTTGATACAGACTTACTTGAACCATTTAATATTTATAAAGTTATTGATCTAGGGAAGGCGCTTGGTCCTAATTTCTTTACATACAGACGAAGATTTTTCAAACCTGGTCTTTATAATTGGACAATTAAAGATAAAAAAATGGAAGAAAAAATATTAGCTATGATGGCTAAATCCACTATATCTTTTGATAGAGAGGAATGTTTTGAATTGCCTGAAATACAAAAAGTGATTCGTGAGGTAGAGCCATCAAAGGAATTTCTTGATTTGCAGCATAAAATTATAACCACAGCAGATGTGATAGTAAATGGACGATCTATTTATTTAGGAGAAGCGGTAGAAAAAAAGGGTGGAGCAAGAGAAGAACTGCAATCTAGGCCGGCTCTTCTTCGAGAACTATGCGGAGGATTCATTTACTACAAAGAGAATAAAACAGATAAACTTAAAGATGCTTATTACCTTAAGAAAAATGCTAAATTAGAAGCACTGCTAGATCTTTTAGAAGATGCTTCAGGAAAAGCTGTAATATTTTATTTACATAGGGCAGAAGGAGAAATGCTCCGAAAAGCATTTACGAAAGCTAAAATAGGTTTTCGTGAAATAAAGGGAGGGCAGTCTCGATTAGAAAAGAAAAAAGGAGAAAAGGATTTTTGGGAGAAGGATTCAATTAGATGTATGCTAACTCAGATTGGTGCAGGATCAGAAGGATGGGACGGTGCGATAGCTAATTTGGCAGTATTCTATACATTGGTAGCTTCTCCTAAAGTACGGAAACAATGCATTGGGCGTATCCACCGTAAGGGCCAAAAACAAAAATGTCTAGTTGTGGATTTACTTCTCAAACATTCTGTTGATAGGGGTGTGATTAAAAATAGAGGAAAGCGAATGGACTTCGTAGCCATAGCTAATCAGTACATGCGAGACTACGGAGGAGTAGAAAATATTTAATAGATGTCACTTCAATTTAAAGTATAATAGATAGGAGAAAACAATGCACAAATTGGATGATGATTTTGTAGTTTGCCAACTGTGTGATAAAAAATTTAAGAGAATTTCTAATACCCATCTTAAAAAATATCATAATATGACAATGAAAAAATATAAAGAAAAGTTTCCAAAAGCACTTATGGAAACATGTCATAGAACGAATACTCGTGGGGATCATAGTCGAGGAAAAACGTATATAGAAATGTTTGGTCCCGTTAAAGCAAAAGAACTTAAAGATGCAAAACGTTCTTCAGCTATTGAACAAATGAAAGATCCAAATCAAATACGTGTTAGGAGTAAAGATAATATGGATTCAAAGACACGAAAAAAATCTAATGAAAAAATGAAACAAACTAAAAGAAATACAGAATACTATAATGCTAATAATTATAGAAATCGAGCTCTTGAACATTATGGAAGGACCTGTTCAAGATGTGGAAAAATTTTTCCTAAAAAAAGATTAGTTGTTCATCACATAGATTGTAATAACTATAATTCTGAAATAGGAAATCATTCTCTAGAAAACTTAACCGTAATGTGTAGAAGTTGCCATTCCAAACTGCACAATGAATTAAGAAGAACTTCTACCAGATATGTGGGCCTTTATGATATTGAAAAAGGAATGCATCTTATTTTGAAAGGTCTTCGTAAAGAGTTTGGTTTGAAAATAAAAGATCAGCATTTTTTGCAAACACCCAAGCGTGTTGCTCGAGCATACGCAGAAATTTTTGAAGGAGTTAAAGATACAGAAAAACAAATTGATTCTATTCTATCTACAGCTTTTAAAGACGATACGGATGAGATGATTGTAGTTAATGGTATACATGTTTTTTCAATGTGTCCACATCATTTTTTACCGGTGGAATTGTATATCTCCATAGCGTACATTCCTAATGGGCACATTTTAGGGATATCTAAATTAGCTAGATTAGCAGAAATATTAGCAAAAAGACCAGTTGTTCAAGAACAATTAACAAATGAAATAACAAAATATCTTATGAAGATAAAACCCCAAGGAGCGGCTGCATATGTAGAAGGACAACATTTTTGTATGCGTATGAGAGGAGTAAGTAAACCTGAATCTGTAACTGTGACTACTTCTGTTGTTGGGGCTTTCAAAAAAAATCAAGCTACTAGATCTGAATTTTTGTCTCTTATTGAAAAAGGAAATTTTTAAAAACACATGCATACTCGACAAATAGTTACTACTATTCTGGATGAATTAAATATTCCCTGGTGGGATGAAGGAACCAATGTTTCTATCGGTTCAATCAATATCCAATGCCCATTTCAAGATTGCGGAGATCATTCTAATCATATGGGCATTTTTGATGATAGCATGCTATTTTCTTGTTGGAAGTGTAAGAGGAAGGGACACTTCTCTTTCTTGTTGCAGGTTATTACAGGAAATAGTAGTGCAGAATGTCAGAGCATGATTGATGAAGTATCTGGAGCTAAAGACAAAGATGGAGCAGATAGAATAGTTGATGCTTCTAGATCTTGGCAAGGCAAGAGAGAAAAAAGAAAAGAGGAAAACACTTTCTCGCCTTTGCCTAAATATTTTGAAAAGATATACACAGATATAAATTACCCATTGCTTAGAAAATATTTACGAAGAAGAAAATTATCTATAGAGCATGTTATAGAACAGGGCTGCGGAGTATGTAGAGTAGGAAAATATATGAATAGAATGATTATACCTATTCATCAGAATCAGCAACAGGTTAGTTTTGCGGCTGTAGATATGACAGGGCAAGCAAAAATAAGTTATTTGTATCCAAGCATGTCCATCAATAATTATCTATACGGGTATGATGGGATAGAAAATTTACTAATCATTACAGAAGGCATTCTGGATAAATGGCGGGTAGGAAAAGAAGCTGTAGCTATGTTTGGTTTATACTTAACAGATGTACAAAAATCATTAATTCTTAAATTAGATTTGGATTGCCTTGTGTTTTGTTTGGATGGTGATGCATATTGGCACTCCAGAGATGAAGCCACTTTCTTTACCCCATATGTAAATAAGGTTGAAGTAGTTAAAATACCCTTTACGGAAGATCCAGACAGTTTAGGCACTAAAGAGATATGGCATAGAATATACGATCGAGTGTTTCCGGAGGTAGCATGAATTTAAAAACCTTGCGATTTGTTTTGGTCATTTTTTTACTCGTAGGCATGTTTGGTGTAGCCATAACTGACTGTTTCATTCCAGGATCAAATTGGAAAACAATTGCCTTAGGTGTACTTTATGGGTGTGCAAACATAATAATATTTGTTTTTAAATGATGGGAGAAAGAAAATGCCCTATATAAAACCAGAAGATAGATCTAAGTTTACAGAAATTTTAGAACAATTTCCAGATATGGATGATAAAGGATTGATAAAAGTTTTTATAGCATTGGCCTGCAAATATATGATTCAAACTGATGTAACGTCCTGTCTTTCTTTTGCTCCAGATTTGAAAGCATATCCTGGAGTGGAAGATTTAATAAATTTACTCCCTAAGTTTAATGTGGGAGATTTCAATTATATGCTTACTTGGCTATCCCATAAAGCTGTAATGGATCGAGGGTTAAAGTATGCTAATCTTAACAATCTTCGAGCTGTTTTTCATATAGCTTTAAAAGAGTTCAATGAATTTTGGAACCATAAACAGAAAAAGGATATAGATGGTGTGTTTTTATGTGCTGCGGATGAATTCTACTGGAGAATTTGCAGACCGTATGAAAATCGCAAAATTAAAGAGAATGGATGTGTGTCTCAGTTAGAAAAAGATTTGAATCCTGAAGATCCAATGCCTTGGGAGATAAAATGAATTGGGAATGGTACTATTGTATTCGTAGATTTTTTTATAACAATTTGACTCCTAGAAGATTGAAGAATAACCTTAAGTATGGTATTCAGAATCTGATCGTTTGGTTTCCAATAATCTGGAAAGATCGAGATTGGGACAACTACTTCCTTTACGCAGTCATGCATAAGAAGCTTCAAAAGATGTCTAGATTTCACGCAAAGTATGGCATAACTATGGGAGCACCCAAGTATGCTAAGCAAACAAAAATATGTTACTTACTTTTGAAACGTCTCATGGAGGAAAACTACACGACTCCATATGACAAAAGAAATAAACCGCATTTTGATTGGTTCAGTAAAAAAATGAAGGAATCTTTTACTAAAGAATCAGATGAAAATGGAATGATATGTATTGTTTCTCATGATGAATCAGATGAACCAGATGCTAGATGGATCATACCAGCTAGTAAGCATGAAGCAGAAATGATACAACAAGATATAGATTTGTTTTGTAAGATATTCAGTAGACATGTTCAAGAATGGTGGGATTAAATAAAAAGTATTTTGATTTTAACAAAACGGCAGTATAATTTATATATATGTTTTAGTAGATACTATTGCTGTGACAGGAAAGAAAATGGTTTTTTGGTAAATATTGGAAGACGTTGGAGAGAACAAATAGTTCAGAAATTGTGGATGAATGGTTAGATAAATACTTTGAGAAGAGGAAGATATGAAACTAACTAAGTCAGAAAATAACAATGCAATTATAGTGCGTCTGCAGAATGTGCGGAAGCATCCCAACGCCGATAGACTTAAGCTGGCCACTGTTTTAGGCACTACTGTGATAGTAGGGTGGGAAGCCAAAGAAGATGATCTGATGGTTTACTTTGATTCTAATTTGAGATTGTCACATACTTTTTTGTACCACAACAATCTTTATAGTAGTTCAGAGATGAATATTGATTCAACTAAAAAAGGATATTTCGGAAAAAATGGCAAAGTTCGTGCTCAGAAGTTTCGGGGAGAAATGAGCAACGGATACGTTATTGATATTGATTCTCTATTCAAAATACCTGAACTAGTTAATGATAAACCATTTTCTCTGCGGGTCGGGGATGAGTTCGTATCTATTAATGGAATTGAGATATGCAGTAAGTATATCGTACCAACTAAGCATGCTCAGAGACAACAAAGGCCATCTGTATCTAAAATGTTTCATAAACACTGGGACACCAAACAGTTGATGAGAGAATTGGACAGTATTCCTGATAGCACTGTGTGTTGGATTGAGGAAAAAATTCATGGTACGAGTGGTAGAACAGGAAACGTATTAGTAGATACAAAACGTTCCTGGTGGAAATTTTGGGCACCCAAACAGGAATGGAAAATCATTAGCGGAACTCGTAGAGTGGATAATATTAATCATCATATTCCGGCAATACGGCAAGAGATTGAAAGAAGAGTAGCTCCGCATTTGCATCGTGGAGAAACCATTTACTATGAGATTTATGGGTACGATGGAGGTAAAATGATTCAGCCGGGATATCCATATGATTGTCGTAGTGGTGAATTCAAAGCAATGCTGTATCGAGTGACGCAATCGCTTCCACCGAATGTTCGTTACAGATGTCCGATAGATTTAAGTCGTAAACAGGTTTATGCTAGAGCGTTAGAGCTAGGCATGGAACAACCATTTTTTATAGGTATGGCGTTCGGTAAAGAAGAAGTGGTAGAAGCATCTCAATCTGCAGCTTCTGGAATGTCTAGAGTAGATGCAAAAACATTGTGTGAAGGAGTTGTTGTTTGGTTTGAAAAGAAGGATGGAAATTGGACTTGTTTGAAATATAAATCTCCTGAATTTTTGCTAGATCAGGATAAAAGAATGGAGAAGAACGTGGGCGATGTGGAGGACGAATTATAATGTGTAAATTAAACGTGTGTTCTATTTTCAATAGCATAGATGGTGAATATAATTGTTTTGATGGGGCTGGTCAACTTACGACTTTCATAAGACTAAAGGGTTGCAATTTATCATGCGGGTACTGCGACACCGCTTACTCTCAATCACCTACACCTGAAAATTGGATGACTATTAATGAAATAATTGAACAAGTACATTTTAAGAAAGTAACTATAACTGGAGGTGAGCCATTGCTCCAGCAAGAAGCAGTAAACAAATTATGTGTGAAACTTATGTGGAAGCATCCTATTCACTATTGTAAAATCAGTATTGAAACAAATGGATCAATTAAAATAGATAATACATGTCGCAGTAAAGAAGTATGGGAGAATACAAGATACGTAGTCGACTATAAGCTTCCTTCATCTGGAATGAACAAGCATATGAAAGATGAGGTTTTTCAAGATCTAAGACAAATAGATGTAATTAAATTTGTTATTGCTAATGATTATGATTATAAGTATGCCAAGGACGTTATAGATAATCATCCGCACTGGGTAGCTAAGAAAGTTTTTAGTCCAGCTATCTCTTTACACAGGTTGCGGCCAGCTACTCCTTTAGTTCCAAATATGGATTGGCCACGACAATTAGTTGAAAAGATGATACGAGATAATATGGACTACCTACAGTCTTCAACTTCATAAAATCTTGTGGCCTGGTGCTAAAGAAGAAAGATAATTTTCTATTTGTATTTTGCTCAAAGTATATTATAATTTAAGTATAAGAACAAGAAGTAATATAGGAAAAAAGAGAATGGAAACACCTTTATTCAAAACAAAATACAAAGCATGGCATATCAAAGAGAAGCAATGGCATTATTTTACTTTTTCTGATCTTATAACTGGGCGAGCAGTAGAGGAGGGAACAGCTTTATGGTATGAACAATGGCAACAAATATCTCATTTCCCCTCTAAAAAAGAAGATTTTAGTGCTACAGATGCACATCCTACTCTGAAAATAAAATGAAAATATCTAAACTTCAAGATGAATTGCGAAACAGAGGAATAGATCCAGACACTGTTGAAATGCTGCATAATGGTAAGAAGATCACGTCTAAAGATCTTGTCCGTCGCATACAGGAGTATGAAATAAATAAGCTCGGAGGGTTTGATGCTTTATCCTGGGGCATGCAACAAAGATTAGGCATAAAATGTCCTGCACTTTGTTCTGACTATAAAGATATGAAACCTCAAAAACAAGAAGAGTGCATGACATCCAAAGATTGGATTGCTGAGAAGAAACTTAATGGCGTTCGTATGCTAATGACGTACTGTCCTGAGGAGGGATTTCAATTTTTCTCACGTAATTTATCTGTAACTAATTTTCTTCCAGTGGAATATACAGATACTATTCTTATAGAGCATCATGGAGAACTAAAAGAAGCAAAAGAATTCCGAGGCATTTTTCTTTCAGCATTTGTAGTAGATACAGAAGCGTGTTGTGATGTAGTAGAAATTGATACCACACGATACAGGAAAAAAAGAGGAACAGTAACAAATTCACAGTTAAATGCTGCTACAACTATTTTATCCACTGAACCAGAAATGTCCCATAAAATCCAAAGGGAGCAATGTGCTTTATCTTTGGTTGTGTTTGATTGTCTTCTATGGAATGGTTTGGATGTTCAAAAGGAAAAGCTTCTCGATAGAATGAGAATGAGGCAAGATGTAGTACGTAATCTTACTGAAGAAGGAGTAACAATTGAAGAGGTAGAATGGAAGGCGGGAGAATTACAAAAATTTTATGATGAGCTAATAGCTAATGGAGAGGAAGGCGTGGTACTAAAAAATATCAATCTTCCTTATTGCTCAACTGGTTCTCGATCGGAAAGTGGATTCGTAAAGCGTAAACGAACTGTGTCTGAAGCATACGGAGCAGACATTGACGCCTACATCACAGGTGTTTCCGTTTCTAACAAAGACAACAAGTTCGCCCATCTTATCGGTGCGGTGGATATGTCTGTCATGTTACAGAGACAGGACGGGAGTGAGGAAGAGGTCATAATAGCCTCAGTAGGTGCCATGCCATTGAAAATACGAGAGCAGCTTACGATTATGGTGGAAGGTAAGCCAGCACTCAATCCGATTTATTTAAGAAAAGTTTTGACGATAGATGGTCAAGATATTTCACCCAAGGCCAAAAGGTTCCGCCATGCTAGAGCAGATTGGGATCGAGGATTTCGAGATGATAAAACATATTTGGATTGTGAAATATCAGAAGAGTTTCTTGATTCACAGATATTTTAAGAAAAAGTAATCAGTGAATGTTGGGGTAAACTGAGTGATGCGTTTTAAGAGGTGAGAGAAGATGAATGCTATACATAAGTTATTTGAAGACGTACAACGAGATTTAGGTTCGTCTTACATTCTTGATGAATGTGATAAGATGTTACTAGTTCGTGGATATGTACGAGGCAGTCTAAATGAAGCCATGAATGCTGACAAAAATGCAGAAGAATTAGCTTATATAAGGAAGGAATTTGGATGAACCGAACATACAGACTTTTCTTCAAAATTTTAGCGGCAGGCACAGTGGCTATCGTGACCTTGGCTGTGGATTGGGGAGGTTGCTGGTGCATTCCAAATTAAAACGCTTATTTATTTTAGATGGATACTACCATATCTTTCGGGCATACTATGCCCCAATGGGAATGAGGATGATTAGCCCAACAGGTGAACCTACTTCCGCTACATATATGTTTGTTGTTTCTTTGCTTAAATTAATTCGGGATCAGGAACCAGATGCATTAGTTGTGGCTATGGAGGGTGGGAGCAAAACATTTCGTGCCGAACTTTATCCAGAATACAAAAAAACTCGTAGCCACCCACCTGATGATTTTGCAATTCAAAAGAATAGGATTATGCAAATTCTTAATGTCATGCATATCCCCATACTTTGGTTTAGAGGATATGAGGCGGATGACATCATAGGAACTCTTTGTAAAAGAGCTTACACTACTGAATACGAAACTATTATATGTTCTAATGATAAAGATATGTATCAATTATTAAATGATCGTACTTGTATGTATAATGTGAGTACTTGTACATATATGGACGTTGAGGATATGGTAGAGAAGACAAGTATTCAACCATGTGAGTTTATAGATTATCTAGCTTTACAAGGAGATGGCAGTGATAATATTCCTGGACTACCAAATGTTGGAGCTAAAACTGCTGCTAAGTGGATACATAAATATGGTTCAATTAAGAATCTATTGAAGCATGTGGATGAAGTGAAAGGTAGACACAACAGTACATTGAAAGAAAATAAAGAGCTGCTTCTTTTGTACAAGAAGTTGGTAACTATTGAATGTGATGTACCTATTCATACTGATTTTGATAATTTTGATTTGCAAGAATACGATAATGATAAGCTACTGGAGATATTTGAAGAATTACAGTTTAATCAATTAATACTAAATATGGGATTAGATTGATTTTTTATTTGCATTTTGCTTAAAATATCTTATAATTTAAGTATAAGAACCAATGGGGGTTCTTGAAAAAAAGTTAATGATGTGAAAGATTAAAATGCATAAAATATCAAGTAGAATAACAACTAACTTACTTAAGTCATTAAAAAGTGCTTGTGTAGAGAAAGACGTTGAAAATTCCTACAGAGCTGCCATTGAAAAAATCTTTCCCGGAAGTGTTTCTTCTCCAAACAGAAGTGATGGTGTTTTAAGAACAGATTTTATTTCTGTTTTAATGGAATTTAAATTTGATTTGGACCTAAGAAACAACCTTGAAAGAAGTAATATTATTATTATACAAGTTTTATACTATCTTAAAAAGATGCAAAGTAGGAGAGATCCATTAGTTAAAGTAATATTTATTGGTGATATAAATGAATGTTTTTGTTTACCAACAAAAGATTTAACTAAGTACCTCGACTACGACGTGAACTGGAGTATCACTTCATCTGATGCTGCCAATGAAAATACAAATCTTGCAGTAAAATTATCAGAAGATATCAATACTAGGCTATTTATTTATAACATAGATGAGAAGTTTGATTTTCAAACTGTCTAGAAAAAATGGAAAACATATCCTTAAATAAACCGTATGCTATTTCTATCACTAAAGGAAATATTATAGAAATATTTAAACAATTTAAAAGGAATGTTGTATGGGAAAAAGAGCCCAAGAAAGGCTCTACTACAAAGAAGATATCTGAACTAGTTGATTTATTTTTTACCTGCTTAACTTCCCCAAATAATGTCTATCTGCATCCTAAAAAAGAAAATACTGTAATTGTAAAAGGGAAAGAGATTAAAGTTGATTCTTCATATTATAGAACATTCTTTTCTCATTTTAGACAAGATTATTCTCCATCTGAATTAGAGGAGCTCACCGCTAACAAAGATAGAATTTTAGAAGAAATGTTTCGACGCAGAACTGGAGCTTTCTTTACACCTCAGATATGGGCAGATGAAGCTCATAAAATGATTACAAAGCAATTTGGTGAGAACTGGAAGGAGGAGTATATAGTTTGGGATTGTGCAGCAGGAACTGCCAATCTTACTCGAGGTTATAGATTTAAGGAATTGTACATAAGTACATTAAATCAAAGTGATATAGATACCATAAAAAATTGTGGATACAACTCAGAAGCCACCATATTCCAGTATGATTTCTTGGAGGAAGTAGGAATTGATGGAGCACCAGAAGGTTTGAAAAAAGCATTTGAAAATGGAAAGAAGGTGCTTTTCTTTATCAATCCCCCTTATGGAACAGGCAGTAGTGGTGTATATGGAACCGGGAAAGCCGGGATGGCCAAAACTGCAGTAAATAAAGAAATGCTAAAAAGTAAGCTGGGTTTCTCTGCTAGTCAGCTTTACTGTCAGTTTCTTTATAAAATATCCTTACTGAAAAGGCAGTACAAAAATGATGTTGCTTTAGCTACTTTTACTCCTCCTCTTTTTATGACCAGCTCAACCAATGATAAATTTCGGACTATTATGTATACAGATTTTAAGTTTGCTTCTGGAATGCTTTTTCAAGCAAGACACTTTACTGAAGTGTCTACTGTTTGGGGCATAAGTTTTACTCTTTGGAATAGCGGAAAACAGGATAAAAAGGCAAGTATTTTACTAAATGTTAAAGATGTGAATGAAGAAAATTATCTTATTGAAAAGATAGATGAAAAGGTGTTATATTCAGTAAACTCAACTGTCAATACTTGGATTCAACAAAAGGATGAATTAAAAAAATTAGAAAAAGTAATTGCCGTCCCTCTTTCCAGTGCTGTAAAAGTAAAAAATGAAGAAAAAAGCAAACTATGGAAAGGATTCTTAGGTTGTCTTCTTAGCAATAGCAATTCAATCACTTGGAATGGAACACTTGTTGCTTTGTTTTCTTCAAAATTTGCATATGCTTGCTATTCTATCCTCCCCATAAATTTTCGACGTGCAATGGCTTTCTTTACGGCCCGTAAAACTATAGTCTCCACCTGGCTCAACTGTAAAGATGAGTATCTTATCCCTAATACAGAACATCCTGATTATGAACAGTGGAATAATGACTGCATTATATACGCCCTATTCAATGTAAGTTCTCAGCAATCCTCCTTACGAAATGTAGATTATAAAGATAAGAAGTGGGATGTCAAAAACGAATTCTTCTGGATGAGCAATGAAGAAATGAGGAAGCTTGCGGATAGCAACAATTTTAACGAGATGTATCAGGATGCAAAGAGTTTTAAGGAGGACAGATATGTTTGTAACCTTCTTCAGTCTACCCCACTATCAAAGGATGCTCAGGAAGTGCTAGATGCAGCAAAAGAGTTGGTTCGTAAAAGTATGATGATGAGAAAAGCATATCATAATGCCAATCCTAAGTACCACTTAAATGCTTGGGATGCAGGTTGGGCCCAAATGAGACCTATGATGAAGAAGTATTACAAAGAAAGTTACAGTAAGTTTATGATCCTTTATAAAGAATTTGAGGACAGAATGAGAGAGGGAGTTTATAAATTTGGTTGGTTGAAGAGGTAGAAAGGAAATTTTTCCTGATTCTATTTTGATCTTGCAGAAAAGGTATTATAATTTAAATGTAGGAACCATTGGTGTTCTTAAAAATTAATGATTTAGGAGGATTGTAAGATGAAGAAGTTAATACTAATGCTGTTAGTAGTCGGAACGCTTATGGTGCAAGGATGCGGAACTATTATGAATGGAACAATGCAAACCATTCCAGTTACCTCCTCACCTCCTGGAGCAGAGGTGACCACAAGTACGGGGCTTACTATTCAAACTCCTGGAGAAATACCTTTGAAACGTGGAATGGGCCGAAAAGTCACTGTTACAATAAAACACTCCGCCTACTACCCACAAACAGTAACTCTCAAAAGTTCTATTAGTGGTTGGGCATTTGGCAACTTCTTAATAGGAGGTATTATTGGAGGAGTGATTGATCAAGTATCTGGAGGAGGTTACAAGTATACTCCCAAAGCCCTACACTTCAAATTAAACCCTGTGAATAAATTTACCAAAACAAAATATTTAATAATAGGTGAAAAGATAGTGCCCACCAATGAATAGATGTTAGAACATTCGGCCCCGTGCTTCTACAGGCGGGGTTTATTCAATGATCTAGAATTGTATGCTATCTGCAAGGACGCAGAATAATATAAAATAGGTCATATATTTAAGTGTAAGCTCCATAAAGAATTACAAAAACAGAATGCAAGTAACGCAGAACATTAATTTTACCTCTTTTTCTGATTTTGCCCATTTTTCATTTGCATTTTGCTTAAAATATCTTATAATTTAAGTATAAGGAGAAAAGATAATAAAGTAAAGGATTGGAATTGATTTAGTAGCTGGAGGCAGGACCAATGAAGGCTAATAAAGTAAGGTGCTCAAAGAACAGAGCAGGCAAGGAGCACATTCCGCAAGAGACGGCGGAAGCAAAGAAGGCAAAGAGAAGGCGAGAAGCAGAGGAAAGACAGGCCCGGCGAGACAAATTGACGGATGCTCAGCAGTTGGCTATTATAGCTGAGCGACGAGGTGAATCGAAAAAAGAGACAGCCAGATTGCGGGCAGCCATAGAAAATACTCCAGATTCCGCCGAAGTCGCCAAACCCGGCAATATGAATCGTGTAGTTATGAGTAAGAAAAAGCAGAAGAGATGCAAAAGAAGGGGAGCTAAAAAGAATGGCAAGTAGTCTTCAAGGAACATCCGGGTTCTTAATGAGGAAGACCCAAGGGGATGAATGGGGCGTGTACAGGGTCAACCTCGAAAAGAAGATATATTTAATTCTTCCATTCACAGATGTGGAAGAGGCAGTTAAGGTTGGTCGTGAGATAGCCCAGCGATTCGGCATGACATGCCAAATAGACAGGAGTGACATATGACCACACAAGAATGCAAATTTTTCGGAGTTCGTGGGGATAAGTTAGCCCAAACAAAGCAGTGTAAGGCGTGTGCAAAGGATAATGAGGAGCTTTATAAGAAGTGCGGAAAAGCAACAGCAAAGGAAGAAGGTACTTCCATTATAGTTGTGAAGGGCAAGACGAAAAGAGTTCGCGGTCCACTTACAGCTTTTGGAAAAGTCATTAATGATTCCCATAAAGTATCCGCACAACAGGAGGCTCCTCCCAAAAAGACCCAACAGAAGGTAGAAAAGAAAGTATCCACAAGATTGCCCAGAGTTCCAGGTATTATCGCCTATTGCCTTGAGTTAATGAATAAGGGCGAGAATGAGATAGTAATTCAGGCACTTCTAGCAGAAAGGTACAAACGGGCAGGCTACCCTGAGCAAAAGGCCATCGCTAGAGCAGCTAGCATCTATCGGGGACAGGTTAGAGAGCAGAAAAAGAAGAAATAACTGGAGAGCGAAAAATGAAGACCAGCAAAGATAAGATGGCAGCAATCACAGAAATAGTAAACGTCAGACTCATTGAAGGGAGTTCACAAGAAGAAATAGTAGAGGAGGTTGCCCAGATGCTTCTTTCCGATGGCCAGCTAGAAGAGGAAGTGAGAAGGAAGAGCGTGCAGATCGTCCGTACTATAAAGAATAGGTTGGAGGGGGATCGTAGGCTTTATAAGCACGATCAGCCCAGTACAGTAGATCTGGACGATGAATATGAAATAACGTTGTACATACGGGACTTATTCAATTTGCGAGACTTCCTGGGTACAGAAGAGATGGATAAAGAACTGCTTATCTTTCTCAGTAGTTTGCGGAAGAAGGGATGGGGAACGAAGCAGATTCACAATTTCGTAACTAAGGCCGGTGAGCATACCAATTTTGAGTATGCTTTAGATTCATCTGGGAAAAGACAGGTACCGAGACAGATACCCGAACGTGGTGATCGTCAAGAGTATTTGAGAAACAGATTCAGATTGTCCAAGTAAAAGTGATAGTTTGTGTTTTACCGAGGCAGAGAAAACAAGATCCATTTGGTGCATGGATGAAATGGATTCATCTAAATTAACAGTAAGATCTGTCAAATCAGCCTTTCATAGATTAAAAATAGATCTGCAAGGAAGGGACAAGTATATGAAAGTTCTTTATGGGAAGAGTAACTAAGAAGGGTTAGTCCAGTATAATATTAAAAATTGAGGAGTTGGATATGTTTGAGCACTGGCAAAAGGTTTGCTGTTTCATTAACCGAGAATGCAATCTTAGATGTCGAGGTTGTAATGTTATTCACCATCAGACAGAAGTTAATATGAATCTTGTAAAGTGGATAAAAGCCTTTGATATTATGAAAAATCGAGGCGTGGGTTTTGTGGTTCTTTTTGGAGGGGAACCCACTCTTCGAGATGATCTGCCGTATATGGTAGAGTATCTAAATGAGATAGAGATGCCGCATACGATCATAACTAATGGCATCCGACTTATGAAAGATGAAAAATATTATGAGCATCTTATAGCTTCTAAACCATTTGGTATCAGTACATCCGTAAATGCTCTTAAAGCTGAAGATGTTTTTCATGATAATAAGAAAAGTGAGATAGGTGGGGAGCTTCTGCTTAAACTTAAAAAAGATCTTCCAGAATGTGATTTAGTGGCTAATATGGCAGTAACTCGAAAAAATATAGGGCAACTGCCTCAATTAGTTGAACACTTTACAAAGAAGAACATTTGGAGTATTCTTTCATTCTTTCATGTTTGTCCGCCCAGTGAGTCCATGTATTGGTGGTACAGAGGACCAGAAACAGAAGACAATAATGAATTAGTTTTCAAGAATATTTTACAAGATAAAAATGTAGTTGGAAATACTTCTAAATGGTTTGTGCGAAATTATAATAGATTAAAATTGCATAATCAAAAAGATTATTTTGAAGTGTGGACTAAGTTTGGTATAGAGCAAAATTGGCATTGCTATGAATGGGCATGTCCAGCAGTAAATCCTGATGGTAGTTTGATGGCATGCATAGATCGACCGTTGAACAGGGCTTATTCAATTTTTGATTTAGCAGATGGGAAAAAGGATGAAGAGATTTATATATCTTTTCAAAATACTATTGCAGATTGTAAGCGAGGATGTTTTTGGGATCATATGTACGAGACTAATAAATACGCTTCAGAAAATAGAGCTGATGAGGGCAAAAGGAATTTCGCTCATAAAAAGTAAAATAGTTGGCCCGGTGGCGGAATCGGCAGACGCAAGGGTCTTAAAAACCCTTTCTTTTCGGAGAGTGTGAGTTCAAATCTCACCCGGGCTATTACTAAACGTTGGCCGTAGTTCAACTGGCTAGAGCACCGGATTGTAATCCCGAAGGTTATGGGTTCGAATCCCATCGATCATCTTTTTTTAGGAGAACAAAAAATGGCAGAGCTTACAAGAGCAAACGTAGAGTACAAATACAGAATTGCTAGATTTATACTCCCGGCTGAGTACAATAAAAAATTGGAAGAGGCCAAAATAGCAATCCAACGAGGTATGCTCCAGACAGCAGATATCATCTTGGAGGAGGCACAAGACCGCCATACAGCAGAAGTGATGGGTGAAAGATAACTATAGTGGCCCCGTCGTCTAGGCTGGTCAGGATACCGGGCCTTCAACCCGGCGGCACCGGTTCAAATCCGGTCGGGGCTAAATTTTAAGAATTATGAATGGGATGCTAGAAAACCTGTGCTATTAATATGATATGTTATAGGACATACGCTCCCATTCAATTATATTCATTAGAGAAAGATAATACGGATATTTAGACCAGTAATCAGAATTTATGAAGCACAGAAGAAGTTAAAGGCCTTATAGAGAAACTACATATGAAACTTACTGCACTTATTATGGTAGGGAATGTTGCATCTGGTAAAACTACCTGGATTAAGAATTTCTTAGCAACACAAAAGGATTTAGTAGCTGAAGGAAAAAGTTGTCCTTGGGCAGTGGTATCTAAAGATGCTATTCGCCGAATGATAGGCGGTGGCGAATATGTGTATGATGAAAATAACTTTGAAACATTTGTGCATGATATGTCCAAACACGCTATAAAGTATCTTTTACAGATAGGCATTAATGTCATTTGTGATGAAACAAATGAAGCAGTAATAACGCGTGCAGAGATTATTGAACATATTACTGAGAGCGCCCCCGCGTGCGACATTATAGCGGTTGTTCTTCCTAAGCTGACTAAAGAAGAAACTCTTAAACGGAAAGCCCTGGCAGAAAATAGTTATGGGCAGGATTTGAAAGTATGGGAGGAGGTATGGGCAAGCAAGAATTCTAAATATGTTGAACCGCATGAGCATGAAGGTTTTAAAGAAATTTGGAGAATAAAATGATTGATGTGCTTATACCAACAGCAGATCGACCGGATGTAATTGGTCTATGTTTAATGTCTTTATCTAGTCAAACAATTAAACCCGCTCGAGTTATTGTTTATGATAATGGTAGTCAACCTATTTTTTCAGATTATAAAAACAGGATGATTTGGGACATACTTTCTGAACTCGGAATTGAGATGCAGTATCTCCGATCGAATAAACGAGAGGGGTTAAGCAGAGCTCGAGAAGTTTTACTTAAGCAAGTACAAAAAAATGATTTCATGCCTTTAGATGATGATGCACTATTAGCACCAGATTATATTGAAACGCTGATCAGAGTTTTAAAGGAATATGAAATACTGGCAAAAAATTGTCCAACAAAAATTAAGAATTTTGTAGGTGGATTATTCCTTTTACCAAATAACGAAGTAGCAAAACCAGATTTTTCAACACAAGCATATGATAGTCCTCCTGCAGATGCTCAAGAATATCAATATGCATTCTTCAGATATAAAACAGAACAAATCATTCCCATAAAATATGGTGGCATCTCTGGAGTGATTTTCCGAAATTATTGTGTAGGGACTTTACTGGAAGCCCTGGAAGGTTTCCCCGATAATGCTCCGTTGGAGGAGTTTGTTCAGACGCGAAATGTGGGAAATGGTTTGCTTGTTACTGGAGCCGTCTGCTGGCATCTTATGAGTCGAGAGCAGCGGAGGGATTGGCAGTATTCATTAGAAAATGTATTTAGGCAACGTTTTCAGAATGAACCAAAAGCGGTAGAGGATTTTTTGAAGGGTAAGTAGATTAATTAGTAATTTCTAATATTTTTTATTAGCATTCATTCAACTATCTTATAATTTAAGTATAAGATTCGGAAGAAACTATGATACTTATTGAAAGGAAAAAAGAATGATTAAGTTACTATGCGGAATAGTAATAGGAACATTGGTAACGCATATAGGATGGTTTTCCTGTGTGGAGTATATTAGTAATTTAGTAACAACTATTTCGGGAAAGTTCTAATGGAAGAAGATAAAAGAGTATTACTATTCAGTGGGGGACTAGACTCATATATTGCTTGGCATTTCTTGGGCAAACCGCCTTGCGTTTACTTTGATATAGGTTTGCCGGTATGTAAAGAAGAGATACGTGTTATTAAAGAATTAGGTGTTCCAATAACCATAGACTCTTCTATAAATCTTGCAGATAGGGAAGTGGCGGGGGATTCCAAGTTTATACCTGGCCGTAACTTATATTATGCTTTATTAGCTACCAAATATGCTGATGAAATTTATATGGCCGGCTTAGCGGATGATAATGTAAACGACAAAAACCCGGGCATCTTTGAAGAATTTTCCAGAACATTAACCATTCTAAATAATAAACCTATCAAAGTTATGAGTCCTTTTTGGGAGCACACCAAGGCAGATATTGTAAAATGGTATTTAGAAAACGTCAAAGAGACAGAGCAGCTAATAAAAACAGGTAGCTGCTATGATCTTACGGAAGGGAATTACTGTGGAAAGTGTAGATGCTGTTTTAGAAAATGGGTAGCGTTATGGGTGAATGGAATTAAGTTACCTTTCTACAATCGGGATCTTATAGCTGAATATTTCAAGAAGGCTCGATCTGGTGTATTTGTTTCGCAACGCAATGACAACATCATTAGGACAGTGCGTGAATTTTTAGCTAAGAAAATATATTCTGTTGATATAGACGGCGTGCTTACAATTGAAACGGAGGGGCATGATTATGCCAATCGAACTCCTAACGTTGAAAACATAAATAAAATCAACGCTTTATATAGAGCTGGGCATACTATTAATCTATGGACTAGTAGATTCCCGGTAGATCGGGAGGTTACAGAAGCGTGGCTAGAAAAACATAAAGTGAACTATAATTCACTAAGCTTAGGGAAGCATCAGTATGATTTTCTAATAGATGATAAGGCTATTTTTCTATAGGATAGAAGTATACCGAAAGAAACCAATATGAAATTACAAAGAATTTACTTAGCTGGTGCATGCAAACAGATGGGCCTAAAAGAACGAGAATGGATGATAGAGTATCTCCAGAAAAAAAGGATGATGACCCTTGAATCCTTCTGGTATAAAGGTGGCATGACTAGATCTTTTTCTAAATGGGAAGGTTTCAAGGTGTTTCTGGATTCTGGTGCGTATAGTTGGGATCAATTTATAACTAAACGCGGAGAAACGGTTACGGAAGAAAAAGAAATGGAGTACCTGGATACCTATATTACTTTTATTAAAGAGCATAGGGATAGATTATACGGATATGCTAACCTTGACTTTGTGGGTAATCCAGAGAAGACTTTACGAACCCAACGTTATATGGAAGCAGCGGGAGTTACACCTGTACCTGTTTTTCATTATCATCCGGAGCTAGGCAATCCCGAACGTAAAAAGTATCATTTTGGTTTTTTACGAGAAATGCTGCAAGAGTATGATTACATAGCGTTAGGCGGAGGAGTTAGCGGAGGACTGAATAGTCACAAATATATAACTAGGTTTGGTGATGAAGTTTTTCGTATCATTGATGGTTTAGATAAAGAGACGATGGTTCACGGATTTGGCATTACTAGTGTGCCGTTGATGTTTAGATATCCATGGTTCAGTGTTGACTCGACAACTTGGTTACAGGTAGCAGCGTACGGTAAAATTTTTGTGCCAAAATATAATTTTGTTACAGGACAACTTAGATACGATTTGCCGCCAAATCCAATAGGTGTAAGTTGGGAGTCTAAGATAAATCCTAAATCTGTTGTTCATTTTACTTTAGAACGAACAGCCAAAGAACAAAAAGTTCTTTTGAACTATTTAGAAGAGATAGGTATAGATGTAGATTTATTAGAACGAAGCTATTCAGAAAGAGCACGAGCTAACGTGATCTACTTTGAGAACCTATTAAAGTATATAGAAGAAGAAAAAATAAATACAGGAAAGAGAATACCTAAACCTTTCTTTTAGGAGAATAGAATGAATGATTTATCTGTAGACGAAAATGGGAATAAACATTTCAATTCAAACAATGGTTTGGCGTCAATGCCCACAAAATATATCGGAATGTATTATAATGCCAGTACTGAGCCGTGTGATATGCTTTCTGGGCCTTGTTCTTGTGGGGCATGGCATCATCAAGAAGAATGGCCAGATAATCTTCAGTTAGAAGTTTTCGGAAACATAAGTCCTAAATCTGCAATCTGTAAAAGAATAGCTAAAACTGTTCCCAATACTGGGTAAATAAGAAGGAGAAAAGCAGTGAGAATAAATAGAATAGAATGGGTTGAACGCCTTACGAAATTAGGTGCAGCAGTTAATAGTAGTTCAATTACACCAGAGTATTCATACTTTTTGTTTTCTGGAGGACTAATAACTGCACAAAACGGAACGTTAACCATAACTACGCCCACGGCTATTATTCCAGATACAGGAAGATACGTTCCAGCAGGACCACTATTAAAGCTTTTAAACAGTATTCCAGAAGATGAAGTAGAGTTGATTTTTAAGGACGATCTTCTCAGAGTGAAAACGAATAAACTTAAAGGTAAATTAGTTACTGTTCCTGAAGGAGAAAAAGAGAAGAAAGAGAAAATAACGAATCAGATAGAAATTTCTTCTTGTTCCGATTTTATTGAAGCGATTAAATTTTGCAGATTGGCTGCCTCTGAAGATTTAACTACTGGAACGCTATGTGGAGTGCATTTATATGATCAGTGGACATTTGGTTCTGATAGGTATAGAATCTTTACTTATGAAAGAGAAGGAAAAGTTAAAGAAAACATGACTTGTACTCTTCCTGTACAATTTATAGATGTAGTAGATAAATATAAGGATGAAGTTCGCAGCATTCTTTTCTTCTACAATGGAGACAAAGTGAATCATGTGGAAGCACTGCTAGAAGATTCTACTATAATTTCTTCTATTTTATTAGAAGGAGAATATGAAGATCTAGTTCAATATTTCCCGCAAGAAAAAGATAAAAGAATTGATTTCCCATATAATGAAGATTTTGTTCGAGCAGTAAATAGGCAAGCTTCATTTCTTTCTAATGTAGCTACTACAGATCAAGAATTGTTCATTTCTATAGTAAATCAAAAATGTGAATTCAAAGTAGTGAATAGCGATTATGGTTCTCTAGATGAAGAAATAGATATGCCAGAAGTGAGTGCGGATTTGGCAATAACCATTTGTGTTAATCCGTCTTATATTATAGATGCGTTAAATGAAGTCACAGATGATCAACGAATTGTTTCTTATTATCCAGACAAAATTTTGCTTAAAATATCTGGTGGCACATGTTTGTGTATTATGCCAACTATTATAAAAGAAAGTAAAACAGAAGAGAAGAAAGAGGAAAAGTAATATGGGAATAACTCAACCTTTCTTTCTTAGACCATTAGAAGTGTATATGGCGGAACATCCTGAGGAATTTGAAAAGAAAAAAAGTTCTTCTAAAGCTAAAACTAAAAAAGCTCCAAAAGTATTTGATTGCTCAACTTGTGGTCTCTCAGAAAAATGCAAGCATCCTAAAATCAAAAGAGCAGGAAAAGGAAAAGCAGGAATTCTTATTATTGATGAACAACCAGGTAGATCAGATGATAAATATGGAATGCCTTTAGTGGGTGCTCCAGGTATCTTTTTGAAACGCCAATTAAAGAATTTTTTCGATATAGATTTAGATGATGACTGTATTAGAACTACAGTTGTCAAATGCTATCCTGGACGAGATAAGAAAGGTAAAGATAAAAAAGCTACTCCTACGCAAATATTATGCTGTAGAGATAAATTGCTGCAAGATATAGCAGAAGTTCAACCTAAGTTAATAATATGTTGTGGAACTAAAGCCATTCAAGCGGTAGCGAATCCTAAAGGCCTTAGTGCTTTTGCTGCAAGTAATGTACATGGATTATCTTTTCCTGTACATGAGTTTAACTGCTGGGCAGGTTCACTTTTTCGTCCTTCTTTTTTCATACGAAATAGAATGGATCCGGGGGGCAAGTGTGATGAAGCAGTATTTACCAATGATTTAGCAGACATATTAGGTAGTCTGGATGTTCCACTGCCCCAGCCACTAACAGAAGAAGGAAATTTACTTATTACAGATGCAGATCAAGCTGTAGAACTTTTGGATCATTTTGCTACTACTGAGAAGCCCACATCTTTTGACTTTGAAACAAATACTTATAATGCTTTTTCTCCAAAAACTATAACGTATGCAATTTCCATAACAGATGAAGTAGAAAGTGCTGTGTGCATACCTATTGAGTTTCAAGTAAATGGAAAACCCATATGGACAGAGCAGGAGTTAGATAGAATTGTGGCCGCCCTCAAACGGTATATAGCAGGGTCTAGCCCTAAGATTGTTCAGAATTATTATATGGAAGAGATGTGGAGCAGAATAGTATATGGTACACCAATGAACAATTTTATTCATGACACCATGGTTACAGCACATGTTGTGAACTGCAATAGAAATACAACAGGACAAAGCTTCAAGAGGAAACACTTGAGAACCTTGCAAATTATAACAATTTTGATTCTCGTTATACTTTCAAATCCTATTTAGATCAGAAAATAAAATTGTCTTTAGATAGTTCTCTGCAAGAATTTAATAATTTCTTTATGCGATGTTTACCTGTGTTAGCTAATTTGAAACATCGGGGACTTAGAGTAGACAGAGAAATTATGGAAGAAATAGCTAGCAAATATGAACAAGAGAAAGAAGACATAATATCTAAACTCCGTACTTTTTCGTGCATACAAGAGTATGAGGCACGACCAGACAAAAAAGGAAAGGCCCGAGAATTCAAAATAAGTTCAGACAATCATCTTAGGGAAATTTTGTATGATATTAGTAAAATGAAAAAAGAAAGAGAAACCCCCACCGGCATGGGCCAAGTGGATGCGGAA